GGGAGAGTATGAGTTTTTCAATGCCTTTCTTAGGTCCATGATTGTCTCGAAGGTTAACTTTGGTTCATAGTTAAGCTTCTGTGGATGCCAGGTGACAATCACTTTCTTGTTCGGAACCAAAGTAGACTGTTGAATATACCCCCTGTTTTCCACCATCCCTTTCTCTCCGAGTAAAGCCCACATAGCTGTAGACCCAAGCGCTACTACTATGTTAGGATTTACTCGGAGTATCTCATTCTTAAGTTCTTCTCTCCACTTGGCCATGATTGGCTTAGGAGTAGTACATTTTGGATCCTCGAAGAAGAAACTTATCTTGTTCCCCGGAGGTTTTTCTCGTGCCACGTTAGCAATACTAATCTCAGCACGATTAATCCCTGCCTGTTCGAGGATCTGGTTAAACATCTTTCCAGCGTAGCCAACAAACGGCTGCCCGAGCCTATCTTCGTCCGCACCAGGGGCCTCCCCTACGGCAAAGATAGCTGCGCCGGGCCTAAGAATTGACCTAACATAATTCGCCACTTATTCCTCCAGATTCTGCCATAGACAAGTGTATCTCATGACTGGATCCTTCCTGCCATCATATACCCTGCAGACCAATGGTCGTGTCTTATAGATATTGCAGCCAATGTCCGTCAGGTGTGGACAGGGATAGGGAATTAATACCAAAGGCAGTGAGAATGTCTTAACAATACTACATCCTCTTGCTTCATAAAACTCTGCTGTTGACGCAAAGTCAGGGTTGATCGCAGCCGGCACAGCAATCATCTTGCAGCATTCCATACATCTTAAGCACAGCTCTGATCTGGTTAAGATAGTGTCAATTTTTGACACTTCCTGGGGCATAGTTTACTCCTTTTCATTGCAGGCAATAGAGGCATTAGCCCACATGACAACAGACTGAAGTTTAGTTATAGCAACTGAGCGTTCCCTTGAATTCGGACAGATACGTTCAATTAGCTGCGCCAGTACCTTAGCTTCTGCGCGAATTGCCTCGTAACGTTGTGGCTGGTCGTTCTTCGGAGGATGATACATAAAAAGCCTTTCTATTAGATCTTTCATGTTAGCTCCTATTCCATGCTTAGATAGTATAAGATTCGCGCGGCAATTTCTCGTTTCTTTTCTTCTGGTATTGTAATAAGCATATTTTTTGGTGCATCGCCAGAGACAATGACCATCTTATTAAAGAGATCTATATCCCCAATGAAGCTTAGCTCTCCAAACTGCATAAGAATAAAGATCTTCGGAGATCCAGGAGGCATTATACTTTCTATTGTTGCAACTTGGGGTGCTATCTCAGTCCTTCTTTTTGCCCAGTGGGTTTTAGATGCCCAGGAAATGAAGTTTTCTTTCATCTCTTCCAGCGTGGGCTCTTCAGTAACTGGGTTAGGTGGAAGTGGAAGTGGCCCTGGCATTGGAACAGCAGGGACACTGGGCAGTACATTTTCCCCGGGGGTCTTAGCTGTGCAAGGAAATAATGGATTAACTGTCCACACCCCACCAGCTGCTTCACATGCAGCCTTATCCTTAATGAGCATTAGGTTTTTCTGGGCTGCAGACTCAGTGTTTATGATTATAACTCCAATAGTAAGATAAATTGCCAGTGTATAAAGCACAACCTTTTTCATTTCAGGGCCTCCCCAGTCTTAATGCCATCAGAGACACTAACACCTAAATCTTCTTTGTTAACCAACTTTTGCCCGTCCTGAGGGCGTGTGTTGTCAGTTGTGACGTCAGCATACTTTGGTGTTTCCTTCTCCTGTTTTATTTTCTCATCATCCTCTGCCAGTGCCTTGTTAACCTGATTAGGATCAAAGGGATTTACCGCCCCGCATCCAGCACAGGCAAAACCAAGTGGAAACTGCACCATAGTAGGCAGTCCATTAACTGACTGAAAACGACTGGAGAATCGCAGTGTATGTACCGGGCTGAAATTCTCAGACCCACAGCTATTACAGGTAATAGCCGTAAGATCCTGCGGCTTTACTCCAGGAAGAAGATTAGGAGCAATCTTCTGCAAGTTGTTAGGAGCATAAGGACTACGCTGTTGCTGCCGATTGAAGCTTCTCACTTTCTTGTCCGTCATTGTCTTTCTCCTTTAAGCTATTAAGTCTTGTTAGTGCCATTGCATATGCGTTCTTGTCATTCTCTACTCCTATGGCAAACAGTTTAAGACTAACAGCTGCTACTATAGTGGAGCAAGAGCCAGCGAATGGGTCATATACTGTTTGCCCAGGGAGTGCAACACGTTCAAGTAAATTCACCAGCATAGGGACAGGCTTCTCATATGGATGAATTCTTTCTGACGGAAGAACAGGTGGACACTCAAGCCAGTCTGGTCTCCCTTCCCTTACTAATCTACTATCCTGCCGTCGGATGTAGATGGCCATCTCGTAGCAACTGGCAGGCCAGGCAGCCGGGACATTACACTGTCCAATTTCTCGTTTAATCCAGATAATTGGCTTGATATACGCGAGCCATCCAGCTGCGATGAAGATACTTCTGACTTTCCAAAAATGCTCTGGACCAACAAAGACATATCCGTGAGCTTGCTGGGAGCAGAATCTAATTGACTGGTTGGCAAGGAGGTAGTAGTAAAAATATGCTGCCTCTGTAGGGTCTGCAATCTTGAAGCCTGCCGTGCCGAATACTCCTCCTGTGGAGCCTCCAATCGTCTGATTGAGTAAATCAGCACCAATACCGTACAGAGGATCAGTACACAAGATATCAATACTTCCCTCCTTGATGGTGGCCATATGCTCGGCGGCGTCCATATTAAGGACCACGAACATTTCGCTGCTTTCTTTAACTGCTTTTTCATGTTTCTTAATCCCTTCTAAAGCAGTGCCGAGTTGCTGCAGAGCATGTCCAGCCTTTCTAATTTCTGACTTCTTCTTTGCTTGTCTAAGTTCAGGAAAGGCATCAATAAGATTGGCCATTTCTAAGGCATTGTAAACAGTTCCCCTGGCCTTGCCCAGCAACGCCGCGGTCTTAGAAATAGTCCAACCCTCATCACCCCCGCCAGTTCCGCCAACTCCAAGCCTGCTTTGTTTAAGTTTATGAAGATCCCTTATAGCAAGTGCCTCCTCTGCAGGAGTGAAGTCCTTGCGATGCAAGTTTGCTTCAATCTCCAGCTCCCTATACTCATAGTCATCAACAACGTCTTCAAACACAGCCTTAACCTTCTTACCCCTGAGTAGGCAGGCTGCCACTCTTCTTCCGCCATCTATCAGCTCATAATTCCGAGTGATAATAATAGGAAGAATCTGTCTTGTTCTTTCAATAGAGTCAGCAAGCTTTTCCAGATCGCCCATGTCGGCTCTGTAGCGTTCAAGGCCCTCACGGACCTTTACTTGCGTAGGGTCAATCATTATAAGTTCCATTATATCTCCAGAGAGTCAAGAAGTTTTGTAATCTTATTTGTTGCAACATCTATTCTTGAAAGAATCCCCATTAGATCATCAGCAAGCCTAACCTTAGGCCGTTCTCTTTTAGGCGGATTATCATTATCAGGCAGATCTACTTCCTCGCAATGTGTCGCAACAACTCCATATAAAGAATCAAGAAGTGTAGCAAGCTGAGTCTCTAAGCCAGAAAGTGAACTATCTATCCTATTCATAGCTACAGGAATATCCTTCTTCCTATTTTCTTCTGCGCGTCCAGACATAGACATAGATCCTCCTATATAAGTCCGAGAGTTCTAAGTAACTCAACCTGATCCTTTGTTAGTTTAATTGTCTTGTCTTTCTTCGCAGCCCTTTTAGTACTCTTCGGCTGAGTAAGTACAACAAGACTCTTCTGTAAGTCCTCAGTCCTCTGTTCTCTATAGCGGGCCATAAATGAAAGCCTACTATCATACTCCATGTTATCAAACTGAGGAAAAAGATCCTGGAACAACATAATTCCTCCTGTTAGGATGGAAAGCAGGCCCTGATTACTAACTCTTACCAAGCCTCTTTGAGCATGGTTTCCGAGCTTTCTTGCAGGGCCTGCTTATATACACCCAGGTAGTGTCAATTATTGACACCTACTTAGAACAGTGTATCATCTTCATTAACAACTTCAATCGTGTCTCCTTGCGGATTCCGAGACATTCTGTTGATATTATTCCTGGTACGGCCTTCGTAAGTCTCAATGGTGAGCTTAACAAAGACAGGAATACCAAGCCAAAGACCCTCGGAGATACCCTCGACAATCTCTTCCTTGGAGTTCATGCTTACTTGCATCTCGTCAGCAAACTGCTTCAGCATATTGATCTTTGCCTGTCTCTTAGTGCTTCTTCCCTTGGGAGTCATGATGTTTTCATCTCCTGCGCGGGGAAGCCAGTTGCGATACTGAAAGTGCTGGCCGTTAATCTCGGTCTCGCCGTCAGACATGCTTCCATGATTCCCTTGCAGAGCAACAGTCCAGACGATTGCCTGTCCCTGCGGATCAAAGCCAACTTGAATCACGTTACCTTGATAGGTTCCAGGAGGAGCCAGCGGATCAGGCCTGTACTCATCCTGGATGTTAAAATCACTCTCAATCTGACTGTCCGTGGGCATTGTCTCTTGTGTTCCCATAGTTCTTTTCCTCCTCTTTGGTGTGTAGTTTTACTGACGTTGTGGTAAGAATGGCCAAGAAGTGCTCATTGTCAAACTCCTTCATGGCCATGACAAGACGGTTGATGGAAGTAGGCATTGGTTTAGATACTGAAGCCCACTCCTCTACTATCCTCCAGCAGGCACTAACCATTGGCTTGTAGCTGCGCTTTTTCATCCTGCTTCCTCCTAATCTCAGTTTCTTTCTCTACTGCTGCATCAATGTTTTTCTTCAGAGAAACATAGTTATTAGGAATCTCATCTGGAAGCAGGCGCCGGAGCCCAGATATAGTACTGCGGGACTTAAAGAAATTCTGTGTGACTGTTCTGAAGTAGAAAATATCCTTGCCTTCTTTAACTTTGCTGAAGAAAGCATAGACTTCGTTGAAGTACCCAGGAACTTTCTCTGCAAGCTGACCAGTTAACAGTGGATCAACAGAGATGATATTTCCAGTCTTCTGGTCAGTCGTAACCTTCCAATGACCAAGCATAATCACATGACAAGGAAGATTAAGAAGGCCATGAAGCTTAGGCTCCATGAGATTTTTCACTATCTGATAATGCACGTTCCAGATAGGACCACCTTCAGGAGACCTTTTCGGATCAAGCTGCATAGCTCTCTCCATAGCAGTATCAGTCATGGAGGTTGTGCTGTCCAGGACCACAGTCACATACTTACCAGCCGCGCAATCCTTCTGAACCTGTCGGTAAGTAGTTTCAAAGTCTACCCATCCTTTGGCTGACAAAGCAAAGGTGTCATAGTCCCAATCCCTGCCACGGTAGGTAGAAATCCTGTTATCAAAGTCAAAGACAAATCCTGGCGTCGGGAAGGTACTGGCGAAGACACTCTTCCCAGTTCCAAAGTCTCCAAGCCCATAGATATTTAGCTTTTCAGCATTAAGTCTTATATCCTTCGCGCTTTTAATTGCCATTATCTCACCTCCTTTACTGTGAAATTCTCTTCTGGATAGGTGCCCAGTATTCATCGTCACTGTCATCTATGACAACGAGCTTATGTTCTGATCCCTTAGTAACATCCCAGGGATCGTCGTCAACCTTAAGGTTATGAAGAATCTCTTCTCCAATAGGAGCATTCTGTTCGCACAGCCCGACGTAAGTACAAGCACCATACGTGTAGCAACTATACAAGCGCATGGGGAAGAAGTTCTTATCAGTGGCTTGCTGGATAGTATACGCATCTGCCATGTATCCAGTCCTCCAGTTTGCCAGATCTTCATTAGAGTAAACCTGCGGAGATCTGGTATAGTCAAACTTCGGGTTTCCCCACTTACCTGTCGTACGAGACTTGTATGCAGAAATCTGATGCACTGCGATAAGACTTCCATCAGGGATTTCTTTTAGAAGGCTGGTGGCCCGGGCAGCATAATTATACCCTATGACCTGCGGGGAGCGATGGAGGGAATTAACTTGAATAGACAATGGCCTTGACGTTGTCTTAAACTCCATGATCCAGGGACGGCCGTTAAGCAATACCTCCAGATCCATTCTACCAGTAAAGTAAAACGGCAGTATCCCAGGAAACATCTCTCTTTCAAAAGAGTTGGGGGTCATCAAGATCCGGAATACCTTCTCCGGCTCAATGATCTGCATCATTCCTTCATCTGCTTGGAATACCTCAAGGTATCTAATAAAGGCACTAAGTAGGTTCGGAAGTGAACGATAGTCATCACTAAAGTCATATTTAGCTGTTTCCTTATTCCACTCTTCTTGGGCCAGCTTTGCACCAGCCACTATTCCTTTGTCTCCTGCATTCCAGCCACCCTTTGCAATCTCAGAATAAAACCCCTCCATACAGGCATGAAAGCCAATGCCATAACGAAGAGCTGATGACCCTTTCAGGCCTATGATATTTCTGAGATTGCGATTCAGGTATTTTCTGGGGCAGGTCACGAAGTCTGATCGCTTTGTGTTATCTAAGTTCATGAAATCCCTTTC